ACTGTAGAATACGGATACCGTGCTTACGTGCACTTATCTGGTACTTCAGAGGTTATGACAATACCTAACTGTGTAGTATCAGCACATACTGTTAGCTTAAGTGCCGACGGTACAACTGAAGAAACACTCGAATTGACATCTATGGTTACACCGGTTATCAGTGGTGCAAACTACGTATCAGCAACATTACCAGCTAACTTATAGATAATATAATTTAATATGAGGGGGGCTTGAGCCCCCTTCAGGAGATAAATAATGACAGAAAAGAAAATTTGGTCTATGGACGAATTAGTCGCACTCACTGATGAAGTGCAAAAAGAAGAGGTAGAATTTAGAGGAAAGGTAGTGGAGTTTCAATTTTGTGAATTAACAGAAAAAGAAGAACCAAAATTTACTGGAATATCTGAAGAACTACCAGAAGAAGAAAAAATGGCAATGTTTCAAGAAATTGGCTCTAATAGAGTTATAAAAATGTTACAGAAAGCTAATGAAAAGGCCCCAGATGGACCTGTTATAACAGAAGAACAATGGGCGCTTTTACCAACCACCTTAAGATATAACATCACCAACAAAATATTAGGCGCAGAGGACGACGCAAAAACAAATTTTCGCGACTGATGCTAGAATCGCCTGATGCGGTGTTATTATATATACCATTAATGAAAGAAATTGGTATGAGTTGGAACGAAATTAAAGGTACCCCTCGAAGAGAATTGGATGGTTTGTTAGCTGCATGCTACGAATACAAAGCATTACATTCAATGGATGGGTATACTGAAAAACAAGTGTCTGAAATGGCAAAAGAAAACCCTCAAGTACGCTCTCAGTACATCAAGTACTTAGAGAAAAAACGTAAGTTTGAGGATAAAATAGGAAAGAAACGCATACAAAGCTTTAAAGGAGTATAATGGGTTTTGCAGGACAAGTATTCGCAGCGCGTGTCGCTATAGGTTTGGCTGTTCCGAGTCGAAAGGCTCTTCAACAGACAGGTGGAATACTTGCTACTGGTGTTAAACAAATACATCAACGTATAAAACAACAAGCTATGGCATCTAATTTAGATAGTGTTCATAGAGAAAAATTAAGAAAGTTAAATACGATGACCACTACTTCTGCTGCAAGAACAGCAAATTTACTTAGGGTGCGTTTAGAACAGAATTTAAAACAACTTAACCAACAAACAAACAATTCAATCCGAAAATCTTTTAAAAATGTAGAACAAAATTATGCTAGATTGAGGGCTAAATTATCTAAACCTCTTCGTCAACAACTTTTTGCTGGAACTGCTGGTTTAACTGGTATGAAGGCAGCTCAACAAATGGCTAGAAATATGGCTGCAATGTCTAAAAAAGACCGTGCAGACGCTATAGCTGGTCAAAGGCGTATTGTTAACCTGATGCAGGAAGAGTTAAACCGCAAAAGAAGACTTTTAGAAAACTCTAAACAGACAACTAAAAAACAAAAAGAAGCTTATCGCGAACTTGTAAAGACTGTAAAAGCTGAAGATAAGGCTCTAACTAAAGAAAAACAAAGGTTAAAGGTTCTTAAAGAAATTGAAGGCGAGGTGTCAGAAATAACACATGAGATGAAAGAACAAGATGCTGTAAGTACTGAAATGGGTGAGACAATATCTGGCGCAGCTACTACTTTGAAAGATAATTTTATGGATGCTTTACGTAACTCAGTAGCACTTTTAGCTGCTTTTGGTTATAAATTACAACAAAGCACAAGTGATTTAGTTGAGTTCGAAAGAGAGCTACTGAATGCTAACTCTGTGTTTAATTTAACTAACGATTCTTTATTTAACGTCGGTAACGAGATTATCAAATTCGGTAACGAATTCGGTATTGCCACTCAAAACGGCGCTACTGGGCTCTATCAGCTCGCTTCAGCAGGTTTGGAAGCAAATGAGGCAATGCAAGTTTTACCTGAGACCTTGAAGTTATCTATGGCTGTACAAGGAGACCACAATACTATCTCTAAACTTACTGCACAAACATTGTTTGGTTTCGGTATGGAAATGAGCCAAGCAGCCGAAGTTACAGATAAATTCGCTTTTGCTATTCAGAAGTCTCTTATTGAGTATCAAGATTTATCAAGCGCTGTTAAGTTTGCTCTACCTTTCTTTACCTCTACAGGGCAATCTATAGACCAATTGTTAGGGGCTTTACAGATATTGACTAATAGAGCTTTAGAGGCTGGTATTGCAGGTAGGGGTCTTAGACAAGCATTGGCTGAATTTGCTGAGAGTGCTATGGATGCTGAAGTAGGATTCCGTAAGATGGGTGTTGAAATATTAAACGCCGAAGGAGAGATGAAACAATTAACTGAGATAGCTGCTCAGTTTGCTGAGGCAGTAGGACCTGAGACAGCTTCGAATACAGAATTATTAACCACTTTAATACAAGACTTGAATGTGCGTGGTGCTACGGCATTTATTCACTTAGTTCAAGCTTCTGATGAATTTACTGAAGCAGTTCAAAATACTGCTAATGCTGGTGGGCAATTGGATGAAATGGTTCGAATACAGAACCAAGCATTATCTGCTCAAATCCAAATTTTAAAAACAAATATATTTTCTATTTTTGCATTAAGAGATGCTTCTTATGAGGGAACTGAATTTATTAATGCTTTCCATGAGGCTGTAGTTAATATGGTGCAAGGATTAAAAGATATGATAGTGGTGGAAGAAGATGGTATACAAAAATTAACAGAATTTGGTCAATCAATTCAAGATGCTGCAATTGTATTTATTGAAAATTTTGACGAGGTTATACACAACCTTTTAGACACTTTACAAAGTTTAGCAGAAGAAGGTAAAATGATTACAAATGTTTTCGAATTATTGTATTTACCTTTAAAGCTTATAACAGATGTAATGAAAATATTACCAGCGGGTTGGTTAGAAATGATAGTTTATTTCAAAATGTTTAATTCAGTAATACCACTTACAACACTGGCTTGGTGGTCTTTATCTAGAGGAATAGCAGCAGCAACTGCTTCACAAATTGCCTACAATGCAGCTTCTGGAATGGGCGGTCTTGGTATGGGTATGGGTCGTCTCAGTTCAAAAGGAATTACTAAGGGTAAAACTGGAAGGTGGATGGTACCCGGAAGAGGAGGTAAAGGATTTGCGACTAAAGGTGCTGCTATGCGTGCTATGGGTGCAAGAGCAGCTCCAACGGCTGCTAGAGCGCTACCTTGGATAGCTAGAGGAGCACTGGGTATGACTGGTGTTGGTCTTCTTGCTTTAGGAGCTAGTGTAGCAATACCATGGTATATGAAAAAGAGAGCAGAAGAAGGAAAGGCTGGTGGAGGATATTTAACTCCAATGGCTCAAGGAGGATTCCCATCTGGTGGTGCTCCATACCTTGTAGGAGAGCAAGGACCTGAGTTATTTGTACCAGAGGCAGCAGGACAACTTTTAAATAATGGCGCAACCCAGAATAATATGGGCAGTGGTATGAAGCTTAACAATGTTACAATAGGAATAGACTCTTTCGGAGGATTGGTATAATGCCCGGTAGCTCTTTTACCGTTAGACCTAATAGGTTTTACAGAGAAAAACAGATTTCTACATCTGTTCACGCAAGTAATCAACATAAAGATTTTGCTAGAAAAAATGATTTTTTATATACTTTGACGACTGGTAAAGAACACCCCTATATAATTTTATCTGGTAGTATAAAACCAGAAGATGATATCGAACAAGGAAATTATAGTCTAAGAGGTGGATACTTAAGAACATTTGCTTCAGGAGTAAATACAACCAATGCAATGGGTGTAACTCCAACAGCTGAATTGTATAGATTACGAGATGATTACAAAGTAGAAGAAGGTGGGATGGAATATGCTCGCAAAAGACTTACTACTGGTACCGTAGTCGTAACAAACGGAAGTGACGCTGTAGTAGGTACCAATACCAACTTTATTGTTAGCTCGAGTGAAACCCCAGAAGTGACTGTAGGTCAGAGAATATGGTTAGGAGCTGAGAATGAATATAAATCCCCCTATAATATAGCGGGTATATCTTCTGATACTGCTTTAACTCTTACTACAAACTACTCA